TTTTTGATAATGTTTTTTTTGAAGAAAATAGAATCTGGCAGGTAGGTATTTTAAAAACGATGGTAATGTGCTACTTTTAAAGCCTTGGTTTTGAGGTACTTTCTAATCCTTGTTTACAGACTAAGCAAGATGACAGAGAACCAGAGACTAATATTTTATAACGTACTTTATTTACAATGCTTGAAACTGGTTCATATCTTTTTACAAGATGGATACGTACTTGATGCAGAGATGTTTGACTTCGTTCGTACAATCGGGGAGCGGGGAGAAGTCCCAAAAGAACAGCTTGCAAATTTAGAGAAAGTCGAATTTCATGGAGTGACCCTTCATTAATCCAAAAAGCGGGGGGAGCGAGGTAGTATAAATACTATAATCCAAGACAGCGAGCATATCGAAATCAATGAGCAGTGCATAAATTCCGTGAATGTATACGCTTTGAAGTAAAATAATCGAATATACGGGCTCTGAGCGAGTTGATTTGTTTCAATTACTGGATTTGGGGGAGGTAGTCTGCTAATATACATATAAAACATATAAACCTATACAGTAACCCTACAGGCAGCCAACATGAAAGCCGGGAATCTATTTGAACAATATAAGGAAAGTACTTTCTACTTTCCTCATATACAACCATTTAATATTAATCTGAATATGATTGACAGTATACCAATAAATAGCAGTCAAATATTCTGCTAATAAAGGTGACCGCAATTTTATGACCATTTTCTAACTGCCTCTAATCGCTGTAAACAGGCTATTTAAAAGGGCTTGCAGCGGGTTGTAGTTTACATATTGCGGGTTATCAGACCTTGAACGCTCGTTCATGTCTGTTTATTCATGGTTGCAGTTGATGAGCGGGAAATATTGCAAGGCTATAGATATATCTATAGGGTAATTGCTTTTCTTTGATTCGCTTTGATTACTTCCCAAAAGCTTTGATTTACTGCTTTCTGCCTGTGCTGTAATAAAGCTTTTGTACGATAATGGACGAAAACAGGAGCATATCAAAGTTTTTACTTGACATACTCTTATTTGCTACTGTATATATATCACCTAAATACTTTTAGTGCAAGCCGTGCAAGCGCTTGCACGCTCTTTAATCACATAGATTTTATCAAGTTTGTTTTGAACCCTGCCAGTAGTTGACCACTGATGCACGGCAACACACTCATGTAATTTTATGGAGTGCTGTTGCCCGTGACCACGAAGAAAACAAAATCTAAAACAAGAATCAACGCTCGTAATGTGCCCGTTAATTTGGAGAGCGGCAAGTTTGTATCTGCCGATGGTAGCACTGCTATTGAGCGCTGGAACCGTCCGGGGGCTTTAGGCTTTGCTCACTGGCTTAACGAAATCAAGCCTAAGATACTTACCAGCAAGAATACATATAAACGTTTTGTCCCCACTGCAAAGCAGGCAAAGCTTATCAAACGGATGTTGTCTGCTGATAAGAACGGCAACTTCAAACACACCTTAAGCCTATTGATTGAACCACGCCGACACGGCAAGTCCGTGCTGTTTGCATTAATTTGTCTCTGGCTGTTCACGTCCCGCAAGAACTTTACAATTCAATTAAGCGGCAACAGTGAAGATCACTCCCGCCGTGTTCAATTCAAATTGTTAAAAAGAATAATTCTGAATACTCCAAAACTCCGCATGATGATTCCTGAAAAGAATATCCTTATGCATGAGATAAAATACTCGAAGCGGGGCAACGTTATTCAGATGTCAACGGGTGTTAGCTTTTCGACCAGTTTTGGAGACCGTCTGAATTTGATATGGAGTAGTGACGCTCATGCCGCCGTATCATGGGAAAGCTTCAACGCTCTTCAAAGTTCATTACTGGATAGTGAAGGCAGTCTATGCTTGATGGACTGCAACGTCGATAGTCTTGACGGGCCTATACATGATCTTCAGAAATTAGCAGAGACAGACAAATCAATTTACTGTCACCATACTTCCTACAAAGACCTTGATGACTACCTGCAAAATTGCCCGCCTTGGATTGATAAGCAGAAAGCCATAAGACTGGAAAAAACGCTTTTAGAGGTTGAGGTAAAACGAGATTTATACGGTCAACGAAGTTCAGTTATCAATTCACTTTTTGGGGAGAGTATACTTGATACCTGCCGGGATGACTACCGATGCCCGGTTGAAGACATCAAGGCTTTAGTGGGTGAACAACGGTCTTATGTCATAGGCGGAGGCTTAGACAGGGCGGACAGTGAGTGGGGCTCTGTGTTTGGAAATGATAACACAATATTTACTGTTGTTGCAAAAGTTGCAGGGCTGGGAAATCAGGAACCTGAAGTCTTTGTTTTAGATCAACACTGCTTCCGACCTTCCACGGGACGGGCAATTAAAAAGCATATAGTCTCCATGCATAAAAAGTATGGATTTAAAAACGTAACGCTGGAGTCATTTTCCGCTGTAGACATCAAACCTTATTTAATAGAACAAGGTGTGCCCACAGAAATTATTTCTCCGACAAGCTCACTCCAAAATACTGCATGGCCGGAACTCGTACGCATAGCAAAAACCGGGAGACTGAGAATATCAAAAGACCTGGATAAGCTTTTTCACGAAATGTCGACAATGACTTATGCAAAACTTTCAACCGGCAACTATAAGTTTTCCCATGCAATGAAGCGCAAGCACAAGGACGACAGACCGTTCAGCCTGCTATGGGCTGTCTACTCATTACGCAATGAGGTATTGCAGGCTTTTGCACTTGGAAACGTGCAGTGTAAAAACAAATCAAAAAGGCGCCATAGCTGTTTTATCATGGGCGGAAGTTTGGAACTTTTGTGCGGGGAGCAGTGCGCTGCATATCAGGAAGTAAAAGAATTCTACAGGCAGTTTATGCAGTATCAAACGGAAAGCACTTTGACACTGCCAGAATTCTTTCATGCATACGTAACGATCAAGGGGGCTGTTCTTTATCAAGCTGCCTGATGGGAGAAAATAAATCATGTTATTTCAATCACAAGTGCCACAGCTTTTCAATAAAATGGGTCTCACTCTTTATAACTCTGCAAATCAAGCAAGGAAAGTGGAGACTGCAAAACGTCTTAATTTCTATCACGATGAACAGCTTGACCGATTAAATGAACAGCTTGCAGAATTATTTTCAGAACCTGAAAAGATGGTCAAGCTTGAGCTGAACATAATCAAGAAGATTATAGGTCAAACTGCTCAAACATATCGTGAACCACCTACCCGGACACTTGACCAGGGAACTGAGAAAGATCAAAAGCTTTATAGTGAAATTCTTGAGGGATGCAGTTTTGATGTCAAACTTAAGCAAGCTTCCCGCTACACAAAACTATTAAAGACAATACTGATTAAAGTGGTCTATCGAAATGACCGCCTTGATCTTGATATTTTGACCGGGAACCTGCTTGACGTTCAGACAGGCCAAAGCCCTGAACAGTTGGAGCGTGTGCTTGTTGTCGACTATGGACAATCAGAAAAGCCTGAAGATATTGAGTACAGCTTATGGACTGCTGAAACATGGCAACGCTTAAACTGGAAAGGTGACATAATTGATGAACAAGAAAACCCCTATAAAGTTTTACCCTTCATCCCTGTATTCGACTACATGCCGCCGTCAAGCGCTTTTTTCCTTCCTGGAGGTAGTGATATCATAAGCCTGCAAGAAGCAATCAACATAAAATTAACCGATTTAATTTATCTCATACAACAGCAATCTTTTGGAGTTGGATATATCAAAGGTTCACAGAGCGGGGGTTCACTGAAGGTTTCCCCTGGAAGTTTGGTTGAACTTTCCGCAGAAAAAGACAGTTCAATCGGCTTTGTATCACAACAGGCACAAATCAAGGAAGTGGTTGACGCAATAGACAAGCTTATCAAGTGGGGGTGTGTGTCAAACGGCTTGAGTGCTGCCTCAATGTCAACAGATGTTCAACAACAAAGCGGTATTTCTAAAGCCTGGGACAATAAAGAACTTTCCGAAATGAGACTTGATGACGTGTCTTTGTGGAGAGCCTACGAAAAGCAATTATTCAATTTAATGCGGGTTGTCTGGAACGTCCACAGCAAAAAGAAGCTTTCAGAAAATGCAATATTGAAAATCGACTTTGCAGACCCACAGGCAAAACTTGATGCAAAGTCTCAAGCTGAAAGTGATGATCTGAAAATTGCACAGGGTGTGCTGTCCCCTGTTGATGTTGCAATGAGGGATAACCCGGACTTTGAATCAAGAGAAAATGCACTTGCTCACTTGCTACAGATTAAAGAAGAACAAAAGCAACTTTTAGAATAATAACTTTTAACCAGTCCCGCCGGGGACGTAAAAAAATGGAGGTTAGAAAATGGCACTACAATATCAGATAGACACACTTGATGGACTCGACGAAAACATTGCTGCTCTTTACACTGAGAAAGACGGCAAATTTACCCTTGACGTGGACGGCCACGATAAAAACGATAGCAAGGATAAAGATACAATTCCACGGAGCCGCTTAAATCAAGAAATTGAAAAGCGGAAAGCTTCCGAAAAGACCTTGCAGGAAGTTGCAGACGGTCTTGTTGAAGATGTCCCGGAAGATAAAAGGGGAATTATTCCCGACCTTCCGCCTGCTGCTAAAATTGCATGGCTGAAGGATGCTTTCAAGATGGGATTCTTTGAAGACAAGACAACTGAGTCTATCGACACAAAGAGGCCGGGCGATAAAAAGCCCACTAACTTTGACAACATGAGCCCTCAAGCCATTATGGCCACGGGCTACAATAAAACTAAATAAGGAGAAGTAAAAATGTTAACACTCTTAGAAGCAAGCAAGTTAATTTCTACGCCGCTTCAACGCGGTGTAGTCGAGATTTTTCCCCGTGTTTCCCCGGTATTGGAGCGCTTACCGTTCTTTAATGTTAACGGCCAGGCGTACAAGTACAACATTGAAGAGACATTGCCAGGCATTGCTTTCAGGGGAATCAATGAAAGTTATACTGCCGATGTTGGAGTTGTGAACCCTCAGACAGAAAGCTTGTACATTGTAGGGGGACTGTCAAAAGTTGACCGTGCACTTGTAAAGACTCAAGGCAACGTCAACAACCTCCGTGCTATTTACGATGGCATGAAAGCAAAAGCCGCCGCTCTGACTTATACCCTCAAATTCTTTAAGGGTGCCAATGCCAATGACCCGAACGAGTTTGACGGTTTGCAGCAACGCTTGACCGGGGCACAGGTCATTGATGCCGGTGATACTGCCGGGGGCGATGCCTTAACCCTGGACGTGCTTGATGAAATGATTGACCAAGTGCAAGGCTCCCCGTCCGTGATTTTCTGCAATAAGACTTTGAGACGGAAAATCTCAAGTCTTGCCAGAGCTGCAAATCAGGCCACTGAACCTGTCAATGATGCGTTCGGCAGACAGTTACAGGCTTATAGCGGAATCCCACTTGCCGTGATTGAGGAAGATAAAGACGGCAACTTGATTCTGCCTTTTACTGAAGATGACAGCAACGGAGATGCCGCCTCTTGCTCTTCAATTTATGCCTGCCGTTTTGGTCTGGCTGAATACGTTTCAGGTTTGCAAGCTGGAAACATGGACGTGCTCGACCAGGGATTACAGGGCACTTTCTATCAGACCCTTGTGGAATGGGTGTGTGGGCTGGGCTGTTTCCATCCCCGATGTGCAAGCCGTCTACGGGGAATCAAGAACGCTTAAACAATAACCTTTAAATGAATAGGAGAAAAATATCATGTTTGACAACGAACATATTTTAGAGGATGGAGCTGCGGAAAAATCCGCAAGCGGATATGGTCAAGTCGATGCTTCTGCTCAAGTTGTGGACCTGGGAGAAGGTCTTGTAAGAGGCAACGTTATTGTTGACGTTACCCGTCTTGCCATGCAGGGCAACGATCAACTTTATCAAGTCCACCTTATGGGCGGGAATGATGCAAGTTTCACTCAAGAAGTGTCTCTTGCCTGTTTTGAATTGGGGCCAAAGGAAACAATTGAAGGTAACAAAGACAGCAAACTGGGAAGGTTTATTTTGCCTTTTCAGAATGAGACAAACAGAATTATTTACCCGTTTGTGCGAGCCCGTCACGTGCTTTCTGGAACTGGGCCAGTGATTGATTACGTTTGCCGTCTGGAAAAAGACCTGCCTGTCCGGGGAGGGATTTTCAACGTCAAAACCACCACGACCACTTAAAACGGTTAGTGGTAAAACTGGTACGATGCGCAATCATGCGCTTTGTATAATATGATTCAGGCGGATCTTAAATTCAATGCTGTTTAACGCAGGCGGTCAATCATTGATAAATTGTCAACCTGAATCAAACCTATTGCCAGGAAACTGGCGTCTTCTATGTATCGGAAGGCGGGCCGACATACCCCGCCTTCCACTTTTAATAGAGTTAAACAATGCCGAACCTATTTGATGAACATATGAAATTGAGTCACCGCCTCACTGGCATTGTGAACAGCCTGGGTGCTGAAATTGCAGAGACCCTTGAAGAAGCGCTTGACCGGGTTACCGGGTTGACTTTGCTTGCAGAGGAAAGAGCAACCACCACAAAAAGCCTGGTAAGGCGTAAGACCTATCTTGTTAAACAGCAAGCTGAGATACAGAAAGTTCTTGATTCTGTCTATGCTGATATCGGTAAAACGATAAAAGATAAAAGCATTGAAGTTGCTCAAGCCTCCCCTGGGATTGCAAACACGATCATCAAGAAAGTTGTGCCCAAAAGTTTCAAGATTTCAATGGGTGTGCCGAACCTTACTAAAAAGCGTGTTCTGCTCTGGTTTGAAAGTTCACAGGTGGACGGGCTATTTTACAACCAGTGGCTTGAAAAGCTTTCTGAAAATACCACTGCCAGAATTATCCGGGAAACCCGCCTTGCTATGTTAGCACATGAAGGCCAGGGGCCTCGCAAGATTGCAGCAAAACGAATACAAGAGGCATTGCAAGTAAGCCGTAAGTCTGCAACAGGTCTTGCAGAAAATGCAATCAGACAAGCCCAAAGCTGGGCACAACGTCAATTTGATATTGAAAACCGGGAACGGCTAAAAGGTTTACGCTGGGTAAGTGAACTTGACAGGCAAACGTGCCCACATTGTGTGCCTTTAGATCAACGAGTCTTTAAGATAGATGACTGTCCCCTGAGTCCTTTGCATTGGTTGTGTAGGTGTTTCACTGAACCCGTTTTCAAGAATGCACAGCTTGAAAAATACCTGGGAGAGCAAACACGGATTGCAAGGCTGGATACAAAAGCAAGAACAGTTCACCACCGGGACGGGACAACGAGCACGAAATACACAAAGCTTGATGTACGATTCCCAAAACGGAAACTGTCATATAATGACTGGATGCAAAGCATGGTCAAAAGCAAGAACCTTAAAGATGTTGCTTTTGCAAAAGAGGCCCTGGGGCCAACACGGTTTAAACTTGTATCAAGTGGTAAACTGAAAATGCAATCTTTATATTATGCCGGAAAGTTGCGAACGATCAAAGAACTTCAACGATTAATGAAATAAGAGGTTAAAATGGATTTAATAATTTACCCAACAGAAAACTATAATACCTGGCTTGATGAAGATGAGGCACTTGAATATTTTGAGTCCAGGCTAAAAGCTGATAGCTGGGATGCCTGCCTAAATGGAGAAGCTGCCTTGCAAACAGCTTTCAGGTCATTAGCTGAATTGAACCTTGATATTACCTTTGATGATAACAAGGTAATTTCAGAGACGCAATACACCGCTTTTGAGTCTGCCGACATTCTTGAAGATTTACAACAAGCGCAATGTGAACAGGCTTTGCATGAACTGGCTTATGATCTTGATAGTTCGCCTATTACAAGCATGAATTTGGGCGGGATGTTAGCTGCCAAAATACCTGATAAGTTCGCAAAGCCTTCAAGGTTTTCAGAAAGAGCACTGGCAATATTAAGACCGTACATAATAGCCCGGACGATTTCAAGGACACGATAAATGAAAGCTGATATTTGCCCGAAATGTACTCATTATAAAACCTGTAAAAAGCCTTGCAGACCTGTAGAGCTGTATCTTGCAGAAAACAACCTGACGGTATTTGAAAAGAATGCAATCAATTCAAGAGGTGAAAAGGTTAGCATTGTCTTTGCACGCTCAAGAGAAATGCAGCAAAGCACGTTATCAATCGGGGTTGATAAACGGGGAGACCCACGATTGAGCAATAAAGAACAGCAAGCCTTTTCAACTGAAAATGATAAACCGTTCAGAAGCTTTGAGCCGAAACTAAAACAGACAGGAATATTTGTTGACCGCTTCTTTCACAATTTCAGTTATGCCGACCTTGCCAAAAAGTACGACATGACCGAAAAGAATGCAAAGGGGACTTTCCATAATTCGATCAATCGTGTTCTTGCGGTCATTGAAGCAATGGACTCCGGGGAGGTGCCGACAAAGCAAGTTGCATTCTGGAAAGATAAAGTCAAGGCAAGAACCGGAGAGATGCCCAAAGGTCAAAAGTGGTACCTGCTCAATAAATTATTTGGGTTGAGACCTTCAGAGATTTCAGAACTGGAAGGTCTTGACAAGAATAAAAGTTCAGTACGTCAATTAATTATCAGAACATCCGACCAGCTTCAAGCGGGGGAGCTGTCCTTGATTGAAGTCACACCTAAAGAAAAGAAAGCTGCAAAAGCCCGCCTTGATACCCAGCGTAAAAAGCGCAGGGAACGCCACGCAAAAAAGAAACATTGAGCAAGCTAAATGTTTTATACTATTTATTAGTTGTTGCCCGGAAATCAAATTCATAATTATGTTCTTTATCACCAATTTTAATCGGCATATAAAAGCCAAATATTACATTGGGCAGTTTGCGAGGTGATGGGAGCATGTGCACTTCCCACCTGGGGTTATATCTACTAAAATTGACAGCATAACAAGGTGTAATTATATCATTTAGCTTTCCTCTTGGAGGTATAATAGTTGGGTTTTTAAATGAAGAGCAATCTTTATATTTAATACCTGTGTGCATAATTGCATTCCCGGATGAGCCAGTATAATCCTTAAATGATATTTTGTTCCAGTCGATTGTCATCATTTCGTTAGTTTTATTTCTCAAAATAAAAGAAACCCCTTCAAAGTTATCATATTGCGACATCCCTTCAACTCCCTTATACCATGTTTCTCTGAGAGCAAAGGCAATTGAAATATACTTATCGGAAAACGCCATTTGCGAATTTTCAATTGGTTTTACTATTTTGAAATTATAGCCTATTTGAGGTGCACAACCAATAACTGCAATAAGGGTCAAGAGTAACAATAAAGTAATAGATTTCTTCATGGTTAGTCTCCTTTCTATAGGTTGTCAGATAAGTTAAGCGGGTGTACAAAAGCACACCCGCTATTATTAAAACAATAAAGCTAATATAAATGTCGCAATCACCCCAAGGATTTTCGCAACATCAACAATCAACCTTATTGTTATCTGTGCTTTAGTCTTCATTTCTATTCCTTTTAAAAACTAAAGCCCAGGCGCCTGGGCGTTAATACCCAGTGTATTTATATTGCGCCCTTGCTGGCGCTATCCCCGCACCGTGGCCTTTGGTGCAGAGAGGGGCAGACGGAATCAGCGGTTGGATTTGCCTTGCCACCTTCCACTGCGCCGCCCTTGAGCCAGTTATATCGACTGACTCCGGGGTTGATATGACCCCAATCTGTTCGGGTTATTCAAACCTCAGTTTGAGCCCGTTCAGATTATTTATTATATAACACTTTTATTACCAATAATCAAGAAATTTCCCCATTGCTCATAGTTGTAAAATAAAACCTTCCCTTTTTACCTTTCAACTATTCACAGAAAATAAATTGGCGTGCAAGCGCTTGCACGTCCCCTTTTAATAACTTTAAGCGAGGGGTACATGAGGGGTAAAATCGACTTTATGAAAATACATAATAAAAAAGGGGCAACCATGAAAATGGTTAAACCCCTTATTTTACTGGTGCCCGGGACGAGAATTGAACTCGTACAGGGACTAGCCCCGAGGGATTTTAAGTCCCTTGCGTCTACCAGTTCCGCCACCCAGGCAAGATGTGT